GGGGTTATTGTTATTAATGTTATTATTTGTATTACTAAAAACAACTTCTGCACTGGCTACAAGAGACGATGTATCTAATGTACTTGTAAAGTTAACAGGGTTAAATGACTGATTAGATAAGTGAGACACGCGAGAATGATGAGAAGTACTTGATGGTGGGCGCGATAGTTGTTGTTGTTGTTGTTGTTGTTGTTGTTGTTGTTGTTGTTGTTGTTGTTGTTGTTGTTGTTGTTGTTGTTGTTGTAACTGTTGTAACTGTTGTAACATAACAAGTTGTTGCACGTGTGATTCTGTCAGAACAAGGTTATTGGTAGGTTCACCAATACTAATGTTTTCATTATTGTTGTTATTGTTGTTATTGTTGTTATTGTTGTTATTGTTGTTATTGTTGTTATTGTTGTTATTGTTGTTATTGTTGTTATTGCTGTATATCAATGGTGGGGTGCGTATACTGTTAATACTTGAATTTCTACTAGGTGATTTATTATTTGTAGCAGTATCTTGCATAACACCACCATCTACTACAACACCTGTAAGCTCAATGACAGAATTTTTAATATTTCTATTTTGATTTCGGCTACTGTTTCTACTATTACTATTCGAATTTTTATTTTTATTATTTGAGTCAGTGACTGATGCCGGAGGAGGTGGTGTATTTCTTTTAATTAAATTTACCCCTTTAGTAAAAAAATTTGATACAGAACTCATAAATCCAGATGATGCGCTTCCTGAAGAAGCGTTACCGTCATTTCCACGCATATTATTTTTATCTTTACCACCACTAGAATACCCATCGCCTCTATTCCCATATCCGCCATTATTGTCGTCATCATCATTAGAGTCATGAGATGATCCACGCGAACCTCGCGAACCACGACTATTACTTCTCCTCATTCGTCGTCTTCTTTTTTTATCACCAATATTGTCGTCATCATCGTTGTTCGATTTTTCGCCATTGATAGTTACTTGACTTAAACCGTTACATAAGTTAGGTGTATGGGCTGAGAATGTAATTTTATTCGACGATAAATCCATAACACCGTAGTTTTTCTTAAACATTTCGATAATTTCTTCATCAATCAATGGTGCTATATCTTGTAAATTTTTTATGTCCGTTTTAATAATCTGTAGCATATCTTTTGCAGATATTCTCTGGTCACGTTTCAATGACAACTCTATCATTATTTTCTTATTTATTTGCTGAAACTGCAAAGAACAAATACGATGAGATTCAGAACGCTTACCTAACTGAAAATAAGTATCGATTGATTTTATAATGCCTACAAAAATACTACTTACACCTAAAATGATATTCATTTTATCATAACCAATATCTATACCTGTTGCAAATCCAATTGCACTAGATAGTATAATAACAGGTATATTTATATAGTTTGAGCGTTCACTGTACTTTTCAAATGAGTAGCGGTGTAAGATTGAAAACGACTCACACTCTTCGGCATGTATTTTTAATAAATATTCTAAATCGCTATTGTAATCAATAATATCTGTCATTAAATATTATATAATATGCAAATATAATATTTTACTATGTAAAAAATTGTTATGTAAAAAAAAGATGTCCATTTTATTAGTTTGTTTGTTTGTTTGTTTGTTTGTTAAATAATGCATTGTCCTTTTTATATTTACGTAGTAAATTAATGTATTTCTCACCAACACTCTTACATGTCATGTATTTATATCTCACATGATGTCTTATCATATATGTAAAAGCTCTGTTGTTCTATTCTCATTCAACACAAACCAAAATATTATCAAAGCATTTCCCCAAATAATGTAAGAGTCATATGAACTTCTATCAACCTCTAAAAAGTCAAGGATTGAAAATATTGCCGGATTTAAAAAAGAAATAACTAAAATTAATATGACCCATGATTTTAAACTTCCCATTCTCATTAGTAGTTATATATATACTATATTACTTGTATATATTATATTAGTTTATATTTTTTAAAATCATATTCATAATTATTAGGTATATCTTTCGTATTAATATAATAATATGATAAAGGCTTTTGAAATTTATACTCGCTTATACATATGCGCATTTCTAAATAATACAGTTGTTTTTTCCTTTTTTTAGATACTTTATCAACAGTTAAATCAGTATCAATATCGCCATCATTGCTATCATTGCTATCGTTGCTATCGTTGCTAGTATCACTATCATTATCCGTGTCATTTGTATATAAAATATCATCATCATCATCTATGACTGATTTTTTAATAGTTATTTTATGCACACCATTATATGCAGAGTTGTACTTTTCTTTCCACTTACAGTCGTTGTCTCTAAATTGTGCCGTCCTTTTTTCAACTGGATTTACACTGTAAATATATTTCGCCATATCAGACTTATCAGGTTTATCTTTTTTTATAAAAACTTTCATTTTCCCTGGATAAATAACAAATCTCACAACCCCACCTTTTGTATTCTTTTCACCGGTATCACTATCATAACATGCATAACGCATTGCATTATATAAGTGAGTAAAATAATAAAATGGACCATACCTAGACTCACTATTCGCCCTTTTAACAGAAAAAACAGCGTTATATCTTGCAGTATTACTATCACTTCCATTATAAAATACCATCGGTGTTTCAATTAATGATTCTTTGTGATATATTTTTATAGCTTCTGGGTACGCTAAGAACACATCAGTAACGGTCTCGCTTATATCATAAAACATTAATTTCCGATGATTAAATATTTCGCTTACAGTAGCCCACCATATACTATCGGTATGTCTTCCACAACAAGGGGTGTTATTTTTTTCCCTAAGCTCATATAGTAATAAGATACGTTGATGAATACGTGCACTTTTTACGTTGTTCATTGTAGGCGATTCTATGACTCTCCCTTTAAATGTGCACAAACCCTCACCTAATAAGTTATCTAATAAAAGGGAAGCATTCTCTACTATTTCGTAATTTGAAGTGCTTTGTGAGAAGTTCGGGAAATAGAGTATGTCATCTTCGCTAGATTTGTATAACATAAATTCTAAAAATGGTTTATACGCCGTGTTGTTGATGTAGTAAACTAAAAATTCAACCAATATTTCTTTATCCATTATTTCTTCTTCTCCAACATCAATCTCAACATCATGTGTTAAATGCTCTGAAGATTTATACGAAAATGGGTATTTTATATTTGTCATTTTCATCTTCTTCGCGGATAAATCATTATCAAAATTGCTTTCATAGTCTTCTTCTTGAGTCATACTGCGTATTGATACATTATTAGATATTTCTGACTCTATATATGAAGGTGTAAGCCTGCTCAAATCATTTTCACCTTCGATGTCACTTTCGTCATAACTTTTGCTATTATCATATTTTTCATCTATTTTCGCATTTTTATATTTACTTTTTATTTTCGAATTATCTCTCGCATCTGTTGCGTCTCTAGATGTTGTATTTGTCTTCTTATAGTATCGTTCGATATCACCCAAAGACATAGGCTTATCATTTTGTATAATGCCTTTTCTAAATCGTCCTGATGATGGGAGCATGGTATTATAATAATGTCTCACACAATTATAATACTAGTATATTATTATTTTTGTACTTTACGGCGTATTGATTCTTTTACTTTTTCTTCGCGTGACTCCAACAAAAACTGTACCAACTCTTTCGCCTGTTCGTCATCATCTTTGAAATACTTCATAAGAGATGTAGCTAAAGTTTTTTTATTTAAAGGCGCTTTAACTTTCGTTTTCGTATAAATAAGTTTTCCGTCATTTACATCGAAACAGTCAATTTCGTTTTTGCGCATAACTTCTACTAAACTGTCTGCATATCCTTTACGTTTTTCCTTTAGTTCTTTAAGCCGTGTTTGTATATCGCGTATCTCATTGTCATTTGCCAACCATCCCTTAATATGTTGGACCAACTGTTCTTTCGTTTCCATGTCTTATACTTAATATACTATAGAATATTATTAAAACACTTTTATGTATATTTACATAAATATGTTTTATATACGTTTTACTATTTTTTAATATCGGTCAGTTGTACTTCTCTTGCTATATTTTTTATAATTTTCTTTTCTATTTTGTCATCATCTTCGAAAGGTTCTGTTATTTTGTTCAATATTGTCAGGTATTCGTATTGTAGTTTTTCATCTTCAATCCAATTTGGATGCATTTCTACCCAATCTGATATTTTATTTCTTTGTTTATTTGCAACTCGTTCAATCGTCTTTTTCATTATTGCGTTATTATTATCTTTCTCCCACTTATCGTGTTCTTTAATATATACAGTATCACGTTTAAAGTCCGTACAATGTATAGGGCGTTTATACACATCTAGTTCTTTAAGACCATTTATCATAAGGTTACTTAATCCTTGTGTAATTCCATTTTTCCTAGTAAAATAGAGGTCATCGAGTGTTATTTTAAGAGATTTAATAAACTCATTTATATTGATAGCATCTTTGCAGTGTTCATTGAGGAAAACATTCAAGTTAAAGTTATTGTTGTTCGTCGTGTTGTTGATGGTGTTACCTATTTTAGGAATCATACATTTTATCTGCTCATGTTGTTCTTTAATTATTTTTATCATTTCTTTATTATCATTAATAAGTTCCATAAACATGTCTTTTGTAACTACTTGATTCGTTTCTTTATCAGTATTGCCATAATTGACTTTTATTTCAGTATCATTTAATGAAATATTTTTATTAATGTTGCATTTTTTATCATGCTTCCATAACCCAACTCTTGATAAATACTGTTTGCTACATAATACGCACTCAAATATTTTGGCATTTTTGTTATCATTTTCACTATTTGTTAACTTCTTATGTTTTGATGTGACTAAATGTTTAACATAGTTACTTTGCTTCCTACATATAAAGTGACATATTTTACATTCAAAATTATCGGCATTTTTTTTCGGCATTTTTGTTAATATGTCCATATATTTTGTTAACATAAAAAATTCCTAAATCATTTTTACATAATATATACAAAAGTTGTAAAAATTTATCGTCACGTTTTTTTCATCTCAAAAATGCATTTTAGAGCATTATGGTCTGAGTGATGAATTCAATGTTTTTTTCAAAAGTCTAGCCCCGGTTTTGAAAAATGGACAAAAATAAATGTCCATTTTTGAAAAGTGCCACCCAAAAGTTGAAAAATTCATACATCATCATTCTTCGGCTCCGCCCTCCCCATCTTATGGCGAAGCTTTGTGACCATTATGCTAAGAATAATATTATATTATTAATAGAAAAACAAACCATTATGGTGCAAAATACAGGAGTGTATACGTGTGTCTATTTTTGTATGGTAACATAACTATATATATATTGAAAAATAACACAGCATAATATCTAGACAAAATTATCAGCATTTTTGTTAACATTTTGTTAACAAAATTGTTTACCAAGTAAAAAATTCCTAATTTTGAATTATTATATGCTAGATATATGGTCGTTTTTTGTCCGTAAAAAAAAATGGCATTTTTTTGTCCAGAATTTTTGTTAACAGCGTCAAAAATGTCCAAAATTTTATAGAATGGAGCGTTCATGGATAAAAAATATAAAAAAATTATCGTCACAAATTTTCAAACTTAAAAATGCATTTTAGAGCATTATGCTCTGAGTGACGATTGCATTGTTTTTTTCACATTTCTACCCTCGGTTTTGAAAAATGGACAAAAATAAATGTCCATTTTTGAAAAGTGCCCACCAAGATTTGAAATTTTCATACATCATCGATATTACAAACTATTCTGCTCCATTTCCCCGAAACCGTTTAATTCTTTTTATCGATTAGTATTTCTTTTCCAAGATTTTTTATGATTTTCTTCTCATAGTTTTCATAATTTTCGATAGGTTCACAAATGGAACGTACCATTGTTAAGTAGTCCAGTTGCTTTCTTTCGGTTTCCATCCAATCGGGATTATCGATAGACCACTGTTGCAACGCGGTGCGTTCCTTGTCTGCAATCATTACAATAGTGTTTTTCATCATCTCATGGTTCTCATCTTTGCACCACTTGTCTTCATCTTTGATATACATGATGTCGCGTTTAATATCCGTACAATGAATGGGGCGTTTGTAAATGTCAAGCTCTTTGAGTCCTTTTATCATGACATCCGTTATACCGCGTGATATACCATTTGTCTTTGAAAATAGTAAATCTTCGAGTGTTATCTTGAGCGAGTCAATAAAGTCGGAGATATTCAATGCATCTTTGCAATGCTCGTTCAAAAAAACGTTCAAGTTAAAGTTGTTCGTCGTGTTATTATTATTTGTTATATTACCTATTTTTGGGATTATACTATTTATCTGTTCCTGTTGTCCTTTAATTATTTTCATCATCTCGTCATTATCTTTAATGAGCTTTAATATAATATCGTCTTTTGTAAAGTTACTATAACTCGGTATAGATAATGAAGCATTATTATTGTCACCATCTTTTTCTTCATCAGTAATCACATCATTTATGCCGTTGGTAGTATCGATATTCGATTCTTTATCCTTACAAACAGTAACAGATGTATTAACGGCGATACATGTTCGCTTATGCTTTGCTAGACTCGAACGATGGTTATATTTCTTACCACATATGCAGCTAATTTTTTTATCACATTTATTCGGCATTTTTTTGCTAGTCTCTGTTAGTCTTTTATGCTTGATGGTGTCAAGGTGTATTTTATAGTTAGACACTTTACAGCATTTAAAGTCACAATTTTCACACACAAAAATCCGGCATTTTTCGGCATGATTCTTGTTAGTCGTTTCTTCCATTTTTTCTATATAATAGACTAACAAAAAAAATGCCTAAATCATTTTCATATAATATATAAAAAGTTGAAAAAATTATGGTAACAAAAAAATCATCTTAAAAATGCGATTTAGAGCATTATGGTCTGAGTGATGAAATCGATGTTTTTTTCACATTTCTACCCCCGGTTTTGAAAAATGGACAAAAATAAATGTCCAATTTTGAAAATCGACGTTTAGAATTGAAAAAAACAATCATCATTCACTTCTTCGGCGTACGCCCTGCTCATCTTACGGCGGGGTTTGTGACCATTATGCTTTGGATAATGGGAGCATTTATAATAGAATTCTTACCATAATGGTGTGGGCGGAGGCGGATGTGGGTATGATAGAGGAGGGGATAGTTATGAAAGTATAAAATATAGTGTAGAATATTATATAGATGGTTCATGGTACAGATGCAGAAACACATGCATGCTACTTTACATATAAAGCTATTTGGTGACTTTGGTCACTTTATATGTAAAACTAAGATTATATTATTATCGCAATTCATCGCAATTCCTTAAAAATCCACATCAATGGAGCGCATCATTAACATACTGGTAACTAAATATGGGTCCATATTTGCAGCCGGTCGCCTATCCTCGAAGTATCCATACCCTGCATTATGTGTATTATTATTAATACGAACGGATACTCCTCTATCGCCTACACCCCATGTAAATGTGTTGTAACTGGACGTTTCATGCTTCCCTGATAGACGTAGTTCATTACTGACACCATAGTGTTTTATATCTTCTGTGTGGCTCTTTTCTAGTATATCAATAACACGACAAATCTCTTTTAATCCCGTATTGTCTTTACAGGGTGTCCGCATTTTAAGAGTGGAAAAATTCGTATGACATCCGGACCCATTGATGTGCGGGAATGGTTTAGGTTCGTATGAGATAGTGGTCTCATATTTTTCGGCGATGCGCTCAAGAAGGAACCGTGCAATCATTAGCTCGTCGGCAGCCAGTATTCCTTCTGATGGTCCGATTTGAAATTCCCATTGATTATTGCTTACTTCGGCGTTGATACCGGAGATTGTAATACCGGCTTTTATACATGCGAGCATATGTTCTTCAGCTATTTTCCGATACTCAATGTCGCGTCCGATACCGCAGTAGTGTTGTGTTGTTGGTTTTGGTCTGGGCTCGATATTTTTGTTGAAAATAAAGTATTCTTGTTCAAGACCAAACCATGGTTTTTCTTCTTTATATATGTCGAAAAGTGGTTCGGCAGAATAACGTCGATTTGTTGTGGTGGGTTTTCCGTCATGATTGTATGTCTCACATAGAACAAGTTTTGATGATTCGATTAGTGGTGGCGATGCAGGTAATAGGGGATTGTCGCATACAAAAACAGGTACAAGTGTTATTTCGGATTTTTTACCATCGGCTTGACCAGTGGAAGAGCCGTCATAGTCCCATTTAGGGTAACTAGAATAATGCCTATAATTTACATAATTATGATTATCATCAGGGTAAGGTCGAATTATTTTAGTTTTAGACCTCAATTTTTTATCTGCGTCTAGCCAAATATATTCGGCGATAATATACAACGAAATCGGCATGTTTATATATAAAATATATACATGTATATATTTTTATGTAGTTTTTACATATACATATATAAGGTATAAATGGTAATAAAGTGTTAGTATAATGGTTTTATTTAATGCATATGTCTTTTACAAAATTGCGACCCATCGGTAGATATGGTCATTCCGCATTGTTTACCTACATTAGCGCCACTTTTTAGTATAGCTACGCATCGCGGTTTACCTGAAACAGTGGATTTTCTTCCTTCTTTTTTAGCGACATATTTTTTATAATGCGTCGGGCAAAGTAGTACGTTTTCCGTCTCATAATATAGTGCATTTTTGTTACATTTTGTCTCACAACAATCAGTATCGTAGTTGCGTTTTTTTGTAACATGCGAACATTTTGCAACAGGGATACAGTCATTACCACTGGAGTGTATAGTTTTGGCAAGCTTAACACCTGGATAAGGAATAAATGGTAGTAATTTGTTGGTGATGGTGCGACAATATGGACATTTAATTTGGTTGGAATTAAGTTTAGTAACTTCGTATAATGTGTTGAACTTTGTTTTTTGGTAAAGTACTTCTTTATAAATGGGGATGTAGTTAAACTTATGGTTACAAACAAGAGTAATGTGATTTGGGTGGAGAATTTCTTTAGAAATAAGACAAATATTATCATGAGATGGTGTAGAAATAATTGCATTCGATGGTTCGTGTGCGTTTATATCGGAGTCATTGGATGTCGCATTGTCTGTGTTTGTACTTTCTATAATTTTAGAAAGTTCGGAAAAAAAGTCGATAGATTTTTGTACTGGATGCGTATTTAATTTAGAAGGTAACATAAAATATAAATTGTGTATAATTAATAAAATAAAAAGTCTTTATATTATTATATTAATAATATGGCGACAAAGAAAGAATGGGGGAATGCGACCTGGTATCTATTTCATACTCTTTCGTTCAAAATGAAGGACGAATATTTTGATGAATTAAAGAATGAGTTTTTAAACATATGCATGAAGATATGTGCAAATCTGCCGTGCCCGGACTGTTCTGAACATGCATCACAAGTTATGAAAAATTTAAAACGGGAAAACATTAAAACAAAAAAGGACCTACAGTTATTCTTTTTTGATTTTCACAATTCAGTAAATAGGCGCGTAAGAAAGCCTCTATTTAAAGAGGAAGACATGTTTATGTATCATAAAGCAATAACGAATAATATCATTTTTAACTATATAAATGTAATGTCTAAAAAACACCACAACATAAAATTATTGTCAAATAGTTTCCACAGAGACATGACAATGAATTATTTCAAAAAATGGATAACGCATAACAGCTTTAAATTTAATCCATGAATTTTACATCGCACAATACGTGTTACTCTACTCTTACATGGTATGTATAACTTCACCATTTCTATATACTTTGCATTTAAATGTTTGTTTGTTGGGTCGTGAGCATATTGATGCGCCATTTTCGACATTAAAGAAAACCATTTCGTTATTTGCAGCAGAAACAAAGAGGTACCACATGTAACCGACAATCCATCCGATAGCAAGACCGATAATGACACCGACCATAGGAGTACAACCGTAGTAGATTTTCGATGCAGCGTCAATGAAGAAGAATACCATTATGATGGAAAGCATAACGACATTATAGCTACTATATTGTAACATAGGCATAAATATGTACGCGAAAATGAATCCTAATGCGGCGCTATTGAAATTGGGGATTGTGTATTGTCCAAGACCAAATGGTAGCGAGACGAAGTTGCATTGTTTTTTCCAGTATGGTGAGCCACGGTTATTCATATTTTCGAATTTGGCGTTGGTAGTGAAAGCAGCGATAGAGAAAATAAAAAGAAGGACAACAAACCCGGCTAAATACATTACCCATTTAAGATTGCCATTGCTTAAACTAGAAATAATGAAAAATCCAGATAGCAGAACGGGCGATAGGGATGAGAGTATTTGTAAAATACCACCGATGGATAAAGATATACCTGGTTCTAAATTAGACAACATTGCTGTTTTAACGAATATTGCAGATGCGCTATCTTGTGGCTGATTTTGGTTTTGAGATATTTGTTGGTTGTTAGTTACTGACATATTATATATTATATGTTATGATATAATATATAATAATATAATGTTTTTGGGTTGAGTAATTGTTGAGTAATTTTATATTACACTTAATATTTATAGCAACGTGTTAAATATATATATGTAAAATACATAGAAACAAAAAGATAATAATATATATATTACACTACAACAACAACCACCCCACCACCCCTAACCAAGACTACGATGGGTATTCCTAGTTATTTCTCAAAAGTAGTGAAAGCGTATCGTCATATTCTAAAAGACCTGAAATATTTGAGTCATGTAAATAATTTGTATATGGATTGTAATTCGTTAATATATGATGCTGTTAAAAATAACCCGACATATAATAAAAGCAAATCTGCAGAGTATGAGAAGGAGCTTATAAGAATGGTATGTAGCAAGATTGACTATTATGTAAGTGTGTTAAATCCTCAAACACGTGTATTTATTGCGTTTGACGGCGTTGCACCGGTTGCGAAGCTGAGTCAACAGCGCGATAGAAGATACAAGTCGTGGTATACGGCGCAAATTCAGAGGGATATAGAAGGCGCGGGATATAAGGAGGCGTGGAATACGTCGGCAATTACACCGGGTACTAATTTTATGCGGCAACTAAATGAGGAAGTTGTTGAATACTTTGATAAAAAGATGCATGAGATGAATAACATCTCGAACAAGAGAGGCAGCAGGTTAGAATATATTATATCGAGTAGTTCGGAACCGGGTGAAGGCGAACATAAGATATTTGACTATATGCGAACGTATCCCGAGTATCATAACTCACCGAATACGGTTACGCTTGTATATGGGTTGGATGCCGACTTGATTATGTTGACGCTGAATCATTTGCATATAACTAAAAACCTGTATTTATTTCGCGAGACACCTGAATTTATAAAATCGGTGGATTCTACACTGGATGCGAATAAGGATTATTTGCTAGATATTCCGGAGTTGGCGGCTTCTATCATAAAGTATATTCATAATGTAGAGCCGGATACAGAAGTAAGTATAAGAGACACAACAGAAGCGAGAGAATTGACTAAATTAAAAGGGGGATGCGATAAAGATACGAATAGGATAACGGATTATATATTGATGTGTTTTTTGTTGGGGAATGATTTTATGCCGCATTTTCCGGCATTGAATATAAGGACGGTAGGTATAGATATATTATTAAATGTATATAGGGAGACATTGGGGAGGACGAATAAGTATTTGACGGAGGGTAATAAAATAGTATGGAAAAATGTACATGAATTTATAGAACATATTGCGAAACAGGAGGATACGTTATTGACTGAGGAGCATAAGAAGCGGGATAAGTTTGCGCGGAGGTTTGGTGATAGCAGTAGCAGTAGCAGTAGCGGAGGAGGTAACAACAAGATGAACAACATGAGAGATAACAGGTTCGAGAGAAATGTGTTTAATCGAGAGTTAAATAAAAATGAAACACAACCACAAACACAAAGTCAAAGTCATAACCAAAAAAATGATAAAAGAGTGTTACAAGACACTGAAGAAGTATTAGGGGAAGGATCGGATATTCAAAAAATAGACGACTTACTGATGCTACCGATGAAAGAGCGGAGTGTGGAGAAATATATTAATCCATTTGCGAAGGATTGGGAGTATAGGTATTACAAGGCATTGTTTGATGTCGAAATAACGGATGACCGAAGGAAACAAATTTGCATAAACTATTTGGAAGGGTTAGAGTGGACATTTCATTACTATATGGCGGGTTGTATAGACTGGAAATGGTGTTACAACTATCATTATGCGCCGCTGTTTAAAGACCTTGTAAAGTATATTCCACATATGGATACTCAATTTTTGAAAAGAAAAGAGAAAGCACCTATTGAAGACCTTGTACAATTGTGTTACGTATTGCCTAGACATAACTTGAATTTATTGCCTATGGAAGTAAATATTGTATTGTTGCAACGGTTGGGACACCTTTATGGGGACGACTACGAGTTTAAGTGGGCATATTGTAGATATTTTTGGGAGAGTCATGCGGAATTGCCGAGGTTACATATTGAAACATTGGAGAATATAGTCTTTGAGGCGAAAAATAAAAGAACTTTTGCGACATCCAATCCTATTGCGATACCGAAGACGCATCATGGTGGGAGAAAACAATCGTTATAAGAATGGCAAATATTAGTTTATTTTCATTTTGCGTTAATAATTCCTGTTTATTTTTATTATATTATTCCTGTTCATTTTATTTTGTTATATTTATATTTCTGTCTATAAATATAACCACGAACTTTCTACATTTACACGTTTGGTTATGATGACACAGCATGAGATGTAACAGGTGCGAGAGAAAATGGGAAATTCTTTATAAAAGGAAACTTGAAAAAACCACATCCAAGGGAACAAGTACTACTGGTACCACTAGAATTCGGTATAGTAGGTACACAAGTCGGAATACCTCCGCAGCATTTATAAAGAGAAGATATAACGGAAAAACATTTCTCAACAATTTTAAAAATAATATAATATAAGATAGACCAAAAAATAGCACGAAGTAATAAAAATGATACTGGTAAAGGTGTATCGCCTTTTAATATTTGGTCTTCAATTATGGGGAATGTAGTAGAGTACTGGTCCATTTTCTCAACACATTCGCTATGTGATAACCCTTGACTGCGGAGAGTGTCAATGCGATATTTATCCATTTTGGACCATATTTTGCTCCAAATTTTATAGACATCGTTGTAATAGTCGTCTTTTGTATAAGGTCGCTTATTCTTTTTCTCGAACTTGGTCCTGAGTTTTTGGGGGTCTATCATAGGACCATAGTATGTAAATAGCTTAGTGTTTCTGTGAAATAAAAATTTTGCATCATCTACAACGTAGTCTTTATTTGTGGTATGAACAATTTGTATGGGAAGGTTATTTTCGAAAGAATGGTAAATAAATCCTTTTTTAAGGCTTGCGGATACTGTATGACGATGTGGACGACGAAGACCTTCTGGATATAAAGAAAGGTTACGTGTCTCGTCAATTTTGCGAAGTTCTTCTATTTTTATGAAGTCTTCTATCACTTTTTCTTTTGAATTTCCTTGGTTAATAAAAATAGTAAAAGACGTGAGGTAAGATATAAGACCCAATACTGGTAACATAGTCCTCATTTTATTTAAAGCAATAAATTTAGAAGAATAATGTAAAATGTGCGGGTCAATAAAAAAATCTCCTACAGAAACATGGTTTGTCATGTACATAATATTTTTATCAATAATGAGCCCTTTTTTTGAAACTTTGTGAAAAGAGCAGTTTGTACATTTTATACATTCTTTAACAACATGTTGTATTGCTTGTTTATTATTTTTTACATCATAGTCAAGAAATGTAAAAATAGGATAAATAAATGTTAGATATATTAAAATACAACTATCTAAAATATTTCGAATACCAAAACTAGAATAGTCGTATGTAAGCATGGGTTCGATATCTACCATCTTTATTTAGGGTAACAATAATATTTACTAAAGAACACTTAAAATAAAATAACATAAATTACTAATTGTTAAAACGCAAAGTTGTGATAAATATTTATAAAAATAAGTAATTTATAAATATTCAAATAATTAGTTTAAAATGATGATTATAAAATATAGTATAAAGTATAATACTAAAAACAGAATACTAAAAAAAGAATACTAAAAACAGAATGGAAAATGTATTGAGTCGCATTGACAATAGCTACCGGATTCTTAAATTTTCCGGGACAAGGGCAGATTTTGCAACGTTGATGGAGAATAATCCGGGTATTCTTATATTCAAATTTACAGCGACATGGTGTGGTCCTTGTAAAACGATAAAAGATTATTCATACAAGAAGTCGAATGAGTTGCCCGACTATATGACAATGTTGGAGGTGGACGTAGACGAGTGTTTTGACTTGTATGCTTTTTTGAAACATAAAAAGATGGTCAATGGTATTCCCGTATTTTTGGCGTATGCAAAGGGAATAAACGATGGTCCTATAGCGTCTATTACAGGGGCGAGATTGCCGGATATAGAGACATTTTTTGCGACGTGTATGAGTTACAAGTTTTGAAACAAACGACACGCATCGCGCGTATATTTTCAATAATAACCATAAAAAGGCGAGTATAGTGTTTTCATGGTCAACTTCATTGTTTTATATTTTTTGCACTCACAGTCATAACAATAATATTGTTTAATAATATCTTTGTTAGTATCAAACTCGTGAAGTGGTGCGTATAGTTTATCATTTAACAAATATACATATTTATCACCAACAGCAAATGCAAAAGAGTCATAATTCCCGCCGATGGGAGAATAAAATTTACGAATAGTATCACCATCTTTAGTTGAAAAAGATAATATGCCTTTTCCTATAAACAAGTATTTATTGTCGTATGTTTGTAGAAGAATTGTATTACCTTTTGCTACGCCGCGTTTAAATCGCCAATATGGGTCATTTGATTCATTATCGCCGAGAAATAGTTGTTTATATTTTACGTCCATTAGTTTATCTTTTAATGCACTAGTATTCGTTTCTTCAATAAAATGATTATTGTAAATTTCAGCCTGTCCATTACCATAGTCAAATAACACAAACGGAAAAGACGCGTTATCATTTATTTCATATATGTTTTTAGGTTGAATTCGAGACTGTAAAGATTCTTTAACTGTATTATTATGAATACACTTTATAAATTTGGATACATTTATAGAACCATAATCTGTTTTTTTGTATATGCATTTTGATGTATATACTGGGGAACTTTTGTATTCTTTCACTGGTAACTTTACTGTTTTATTTTTAGTCATTTTTTTTGGAGAGTTAGAGTTACTTTTTACCCAACGATATATACCCTTTTTATCGGGTTTGGATTCATAGTTTGCACCGTCGTTTCCTTTCTTGGTGGAACCTTTGCAGTCCATTGCCGAATACGGTGGAGAGCTACGTGACTTATATTTTTTAGTTTTTAGTTCTATACAAGGTGACATTTGTAAATATAGGTAATATATATTATATAAAATATTATATAAAATATCATAAATATTATATAAAATATCATATAAAATATCATAAAATATCATAAAATATTTCATTTTCAACAGAACCGACTGAAGTCGAACCGTTGTCCATTGAGAACGGTAACAGGCAACCATCGTAGTGCCGAGGGATTACACATTTCTCTAGAAAAGAATCCGACTCCAAGTCTTCCACAAACACCAATAGCGAGTCTAGTAGAGATGACAAACCGGCTAATATCACCAGATAGTTCGGCGCGTGCACCTACACCTGCAACGCCTATATGAAATGTAGCTCCTGGGATAGGAATATTTGCTTGAAAGGCAGCATTCCATGTTCTTCCTACACTTTGGCTCATTCCTAAAAGTGATGCCCATGCCCTGTATCCAAAATTGGCAGGAGAAGCACAAGGAAGAATCCAAGCGGAGGCACCGAGTGTGATGAAATTTTGTAGCCCAACAGTACATCCAAGTTCGCCGCCGAATCGTGCTTCTCTGCATGTACAAAAGTTAGGAAGCCGAAAAAGACTAGTGATGGGTCCACAAATACTGAATGATGTCGGTTTCATCCCTGAACCAAAGTCTCGTGCGTCGGCGACTTCGAATGCGTCCAAGTTTACGACGGCATCGGTGACGTTTCCACTGTGATGACTACATTTGCTATCTTCAATACATGTTGAGGAAGCAGGGCACGAAAATCGCGCATCCATGCAGCGGACAGCATTGGGGAGAGGGGAACACGCGTACACTAAACCAGCACCAGTCGCAGATGCGTTACTCATACAAGTCTGAGACGGGGCACATGAAATACCGTTACCGCAGTCTTGTGCACTTGGGGCGATTGTTGGAAGGGCATCCGTGTTGCAAACAAACATGACAAGGGCGCATGCCAAAAATGTGGGGAGTTTCATTTTTTGAGAATATATATAGTATATGTTTATATTTTTATATACTTTTCCATATATATTATTAGCGCCCATACCCCCGCGCCTCGCGCCTCGCCAGTACCCCTAAAAATTCTTCAAAACGATAATATATGCTAGAAATATACCGAAAAAGTTTTTGGCGAAGAGGTCTAAAATATTGTAAATCGAGTTTTTAATATTGTATGGCATCAAAGCGGCAATACCGTAAATGGACCAAAAGAAAAAGAAATACCAGAATATTTTCAAACCTGTATCACTCTGCGTTGCAAATTTATAGTAAATAATATAGTAGTAAATCAAAAACGGTATAAATCCCATAAAAACACCCAACCCTGTTGAAATTATTTTTACTTCGCCCAAAAACCCGAATAATAACATTAACCAGTTTAACGTCATCACTTTTGAAACGCTATCTAGGTTATCTTTTAGTGTTCCGAATAATGTCATACCTGTGGTGTCGATGTTGTTATGTCTTTTCCCGAGAAATATTAAATATACCATTAAGGTTGTCAACATGGTTGGTGTGGTGATTGCCCAGTCGATATATCGTTTAGGTGTAACATTGGTAACTTTGGTAAAGTTAAATACCAACCATATGTAAAAAATACCTTCAATGAGTTGAACGGTTAGTTCTAAATATAGTAAATGGTTGATTAAACGATATTGAGGCGGAGTATTTCTTGAAAATACTAGCGCTATAATCTCGATAATGGCGGTAATAATCTGTACAATAACGGATATTTTTAGTGTTTGATAGAAAACGTTATTTGTATTTAGTGTTTGAATACTATTTGTCTTTGTCATCTAATATGTATTTGGGTGGATGTAGTTATGCACGTGTGTATATATAGTTAAAATATAAAATTACAATATGGAATAATGAATAAAAAATAATGAATAAAGAATAAATGCCCCCAAAATATATTAAAGCGTATTAAAATATAGAAATAAAATTAGTATATTATAGTAAGATAGTGCAAACATGTCAAGTATGCTGGAAAGTATAGATTTGGATATAAACAATTATGAATTAAACGATATATTGAACTTATTCAAGCTACCGGTTATGTTTGACGATAAACATCTTAAACAAGCAAAGATAACAGTATTACAAATGCATCCTGATAAATCGAATTTACCGAAGGAGTATTTTCTATTTTTTACAAAGGCGTATAAAATACTATATGAGATATACAAGGTCAGATTCCCTGATGCGAAAAAATACAAGGAGGACAAGTTTTCGTATACGGCGGTGATAGACCGTGAATTAAACCAGAATAAAACGAAGACGGCGCATAATGTGGAGGACCGCGAATACCATAAAACGGAGGAGGAGGCATATAAAAAAATTCAAAAAATGGACGCATCCAAGTTCAACAAATGGTTTAACGAAAAGTTCGAAAAGTTTCGCTTACACGATGAAGAGCAGGATAATGGATACGAAGAATGGTTTAGAGGTGTTTCAAAAGATGGTAGCGCAGATGAGAATGAGAACGATGTTCAAGAGATGGGAGGAACATGGGCAGAGAGGAATGCACAAATCGAGCGAAAGAAGGCGGAGTTGCGAAACAAGATGGCATTAATCCAGCACACGGAAATACAAACGGCGAATAGTAGTGGGGGAGGCGGAGGGTACTATGGTCTAGGTCGCGAAGCTCCGCAGGAATATTCTAGTGGACTATTTAGTTCGCTGCAGTACGAAGACTTAAAGAAGGCACATACCGAGACGGTAATACCTGTAACAGCCGAAGATTATCATAGTAGGAGAAAATATAAATCAACAAATGAGATGCAAATGTTTAGAGATATTGAAAGAACGAGCTATAATTATACGAAAGAGTTTCAGATGACACACTTAGATAGAGAAACAGCGCTTCAAGTGGAGCAAGATATGCAACGCGCATACAGGTTAGCGAAACAAGATGAGATAGTACGAGAGATAAATAAGAGGTTTAACTCTGAGTTCCACCAGTTGACGAACTGATATAGGAGAGATATATAAACATGAGACGTAATAGATGCATGAGATTAATCGAAAATCGCTATGGTATATAAATAATTCAAAACTGTTATATTTCGAACACTTGAAAATATATTCAAAAAAAACTGAAAATATATTCTAGGTAATTATTATACGGTATAATATAAATATAATATAAATATAAATATAGTGAAAATGAAAATTTCAAAAAAACAAATACTAATGATTTTACTACTTTTAATTATAGGATATGCATACTCAATGTATTCAGGTAAATTAAACCAAGACACGGAGAAAGAAGAGCGAGACTTAATCCAAAAGTTTTTAGCAAATGATGTAAATAAAATGGACCGTAAAAAGCCATTTATATGGATACCTATTCAGTACGATACGAACCAAAGAGAGTGGCTAAATTTCGGTTCTAGGAATACGACAAATTTGAATCAACCCTATTTATATTTAACAATAAGAAGTATAATAGAGAAGTGCGGTGATTCATTCAATATATGCCTCATCGACGATAACGTGTTTCATAAATTAATACCGAACTGGACAATAGAAGTGAGCCGTTTAGCCGACCCCCTAAGGTTACATATGAGAGAGTTGGCGATGGCGAAGCTATTGAACAGATACGGAGGTATGCGTTTAGCGCCTTCATTTATATGTTTTGAGGACTTGATAACATTATATGAGCTTGGAGTAAATACTGAGACAGCATCGGGTGGTGGCATATTTGTAACAGAAATGATATCGAAGAGTGTAATATCATCGTCACAAGCATTTGCCCCATGTTCAAAAATAATGGGGTGTGTTAAAGATAATGAAATCATGAGAAAGTATATAGAATATTTAGAGGTTTTGGTATCAAAAGACTACACCAATGAGATGGAGTTTGAAGGGAATATAAGTAAATGGTTTTCTAATCAAGTGGCAAGTGGGGCAGTAAATATAATAAAACCGGAGTTAATAGGATTAAAGAAGGAGGATGACTCACCGGTAATTTTGGACAATATAATGAGCGATACAAATATAGAACTTTCGAAGGAGAGTTTTGGGCTTTATATACCTGCTGGAGAATTATTACAGAGGCGAAACTATGGATGGTTTGTGAGAATGTCGCCTGCACAAGTGCTAGAATCAAATACTCAAATAGCGAAGTATTTATTGGCGATGAACTGAAAATGAATAGTAACATAAAAATATCACGCATCACGCATCACGCATCAAATATCAAATATCAAATATCAAATATCAAATATCAAATATCAAATATCAAATATCAAATATCAAATATCACACAATATTTGATATTTTTATTGTAAAATAGTGCAGATGTGTTAAGTATCGCAAATAAATTCAGAATTCAGAAAAGTTCAATCAAATTATTGGTAAAAAGCGCTAACTCAATTTCGTCTTCATGAATATTATGAAATATCGTCATATACTTGCAAAGTATTTTCGTAATTTTATATTTATTCGTTTCGTTTATCAGTGGAGTCGTTTTAATAAAAAGAAAGTAATTGTCTAATATGTCCATCACAGAGTAACCTTGGTCATATAAGCTGTATAATATTTTGATACAGGGTTGTAATTTTTTTTCAGTTAATGACCGAGTATAGTCTTCAAAAATATGAAAACTAATATTCGTACATAGCAATTTAACAATAGATAAGTCAACCGAAGTATTTAATATTTTAATCTTTTCCAAATAATTAATAAGAATGCGTATAGACACATTTGAAATATTAAGTATAAATTTTTGAGCTTCTGGTGTAATATTAATATTTTCTTTTTTTATAATTTTTTCTAGTATTTTTTCTAAACAAGCATCTTCGATTTGATTAATTTTTATAATAATGTTACGCGACTGAAGACTATCAACTACTTTTTGGACATTTGTACACGATGAAATGAAATGAACTTTATGACTATACTTGTCCATGCAGTTACGAAATACTTGTTGACTTTGTTCGTTAATAATATCGACATCATCAAGGAGGACAATTTTTTTAAAACCGTGTACAAGAGAGGCAGTTTGACAAAAGATTTTCAGGTCATTACGGTAATACGAAATACCTTGGTCTTTTAGACTGTTTAAAACAAGTATATTATCAGGATTATAGTTTGTTTTATAATACTCACGGATGATAGAATAAATGAGCGATGTTTTGCCAGAACCAGGGTCGCCGATTAGAAGTATGTTAAGGTTATTCAATGATATAAGAGTTTGCAAAAGCTTGGTAACATTTTGTTCTAGTTGTTCAAACTGATGAAAATATTGTGGTTGATATTTATTAATAAAGGGTAGATTAGTTTGCATATTGTGTGTTATCGTGTTATATGTCTAATTTAAATGAAAATGGAATGAATATGAATATGAATATGAATATGATTATGAATATGGATGTAAATATGAATATGAATATAGATATATTAATATTATTCGTTAATAAATATTTAAGTTTATGTTTCTTTAATATAATAAATATATCAAATAAATGAAATCAGCAAACTCTGGAAAATCTGAAACGTTTTATGATATTCTAGGATTAGAAGAGAACTGTTCGCACGACGATATAAAAAAAGCGTATCGAAAGTTATCCTTCATGCACCACCCTGATAAGAATGGAAATAGTGCCGAGTCAACAGAAAAGTTTCAAAAAATATCGGAAGCATTTAGTGTATTAAGTGACCAGGAAGAGAGGATGAAATATGACATGAATCGTAAAAATCCGTTTGCAAATATTGGTGGAATGGGTAGTGGAGTTAGAATAAACCCTATGGATATTTTTAATATGTTCATGGGTGGCATGGGCGGCATGGGCGGCATGGGCGACCCGCATACTGCCAATCCGCTAAATGGGTTTGTAAATATGGGAGGTCTAGGAGGAATGGCAGGTCTAGGAGGTCTTGGGGGCATGGGAGGACAAGGACCACGAATCATAATCAGAACATTTGGACCTGGTGGTGAATCGATTAGTGAAAATATCATGGGAGGAAGTCACAGTGACCCCTTTAGTTTATTTAACCAAGTGATAAATGATATGCACGATATGCGCGATATGCATGACTCACATCCTTTTTTACGACAAGAAATGCATCAACATCCACAACCCTATGATATTCCGCGAACACCTAGATTTCAAAGTAGAGTTGAACCCAAACCGCCTCTTATAAGTATAAACGCGACAGTAAAATTAGAAGATGTATGTCAAGGCGCAACTATACCTATAGAGATGGAGCGCTGGAACGTAAACAGCGAGGGTGTGCATGAATTGAGTAGTCATGTGGAGTATATATCGGTGCCGATGGGCGCGGAAAACGGAGAGGTAATACTATTAAGCAATCGTGGAAACGAAACAAACAATGGTACACGCGGCGACGTGAAAGTAACATTTACAGTAGAAGAACACCCTATATTTAAGCGAAACGGACTAGACATTGTATTAGAAAAAAACATAACACTAAAGGAGGCGTTATGTGGGTTTGTATTCGATATAGCCCACCTAAATGGTAAGAAATTTTCATTCAATAGTTCATCCGGAAATATAATAAGGGATGGTTTAGTAAAAACAATACCGCGTTTGGGTTTAAAAAGAGGTAACGAGTGCGGTAATTTGAACGTAGTTTTTAGGGTCGCATATCCGGAGAAGTTGAGCGATGAACAAATAAAAACATTGGCGAATACATTATAGCTATAGGTGCTCATATGCCCATGTGCGTATGTGCGTATATTGAACACGAAATATTATGAAGCGTGTTTTATTGTATATGCGGATACTTTTGCTATGTACGCAGCGCGATTTGTTTTGTAAAGATTTGCGAGTTCGGGAACAAGCGGGTCGTCAGGATTAGGCTCGTGCATAAGCGAAGAAAGGCTAAGAAGGAGTTTAGAAACAGTAAGCGCGGGACTCCATTTATCTTTGAGAATATCGATACAGATGCCGCCTGATGAGTTGACATTTGGATGTAAAATAGGTGTGATGAATTTGACGTGCGGAGGCTTGAAAGGGTAGTCGGCGGGAAACTCGATGTCTAGGAAGAAAATGCCGCCGTGGTATGGAGTGCCTTCAGGACCGGTAATCGTTGCGCGCCATTTCATAATATCATCGGAATGGGGACCAGCGCTACAGTTTGAGGGAGGATCTTTGACAAGCTCGGTAAGTTCTTTCTGGATGCGTTTAGTTATGCTCATATTTTCCTATATGAATGTCTCGGTTTTGTATCTCTATATATATTTTATATTAGATATTTTGTATATCAATTTTCTTGATAGACAAAATAAAAATAAAAATAAAAATAAAAATAAAACCGTCGAGTAACTATAATATACAATATTTTTGAAGTAATCCTAAAGTCAAATGAGTATTTGCAGATTTACGAAGGTTGAAAACATCGCCCACCTCGTCTAGTACCATTTGGCATTTCACAAGAAGTAGCTTGGCGGTATTGGTGGAGGCGAACGGAGCGATTCAAAGCACCTACGCCAGAACCAGGTACGAATCGATTTACAGTGCTGTCGTTGGCAATACTTGTAAAAATAATACGGCTTGCACCGCCTGCGGCTCTAGTTGGACGGACGAGCCCACGGGCGATATTGTAAGTTTGGTTACTAACAGTCATTGCGGCGAAGGGTATCTATATTTATATAATATGCGGAGATTTTTATTATATTTTATTATATTTTACTATATTTTTATTATATCAACCGAAAATAAAATTGAAACAGTAAAAGCCATTAAATAAAATACAGAACTCAAAAGTCGGTACTCACACCCGCCATAAAATAAAATGTCTATCCACACTCTTATTGCTGCTGCTACCATCGGCACTGATAACATTGATGTCGATGTCCCTCCTACCCCTCGCGCTGAAGTCCAAGAAGAACTCAAATACCCTCGCTCGCTCCAAGAAGTCGCCGCACTTGATTTGTCATTTCTAAATGACACATGGGCTGCTGATATGCTCCGCGACGCAATGAATGCAGTCGTTCTAGCACAAGAAAAACCCGAAATACTCACGCAAAAAATCGATGTATGGACGTACCTTTCGACCTACGAACCGCCTGCCGGGGAAGGATTCATGTTTAGCCACGGCGACTTGGTTGTTGAAAGCGTTCGGTATAATATGCAAGTCGGACACTCGGGTTGCAGTATGGCGATGACAATGCGTCACCTGCAACTACTCGCAAAAATCGGATTCCCACAGTATCGCGAAGGATACACGAAGAAACAAAGTTAGATACAAGTATAAGTTACAGTAAGGTAAGTAAAGTATTATTGTATGAATCTATAAATATATATTTTTTTACTGACGAATAAAATAATATATAAAATTGATATAAATATTATAAATATTAGAAATATTATTAATCAAGAAGTAACAAGAAAATAGAAATAATATGGAATTAGCAACAGAGCCTGATACTTATTCGCCAAACATTGATGACAAAGGAAATTATATCGATAAAGTTCCATCATTTCATACAAACGCACTTGCAAACGGAATAAGGTGTCCTTGCGGAACAAGAAAAGACAAAATATACACGTCGCATGCTATGTTTACAGCGCACATTAAAACAAAAACACATGAAAAATGGTTACAAGATTTAAACACAAACAGGGCAAACTTTTATATTGAAAATCAAAAATTAAAGGAGATAGTTCATTCACAAAAAATAATGATAGGAAAATTAGAATTAGAGTTAACAAACAAAAATATGACGATTGATTACCTTACACAACAATTAGTTAAAATAAATATACCATCCACGTTAACATCATCTTCTTCAAATATGAATAGAAATGATTCTTCTGCAAATGATATGATAATGTTTGACATTTAACATAATAGTTTTATGTTGTTACGTGGTTCATAATTATTCATTTTTTGTTCATTTTTTACGTGTGCTTTGTTTCTTCCTATATCTACGACCGCCATCATAAATAGCATCAGGGTTATCTTTGGTACTTTCCAAGAATGCCCTATACTCTTTCATTATTTTTTTATCGCGTTTTCGCTGTGTTCTTCTTCTTCTCATTCTTCTCGAGGGCGAAGTAGGGCTTGGATTAAATCGTGGGACATATTGAGTACCTTCATAAAGTCCTCTTCTAAGCTCGGCTTTATTTGCCGGTCTTAGTGTTTTCCCTTTTTTATTATACATTTTCACATCTACATCATCCTGAAAAAGATTTTTGTCAAAGAATATGAATTTAAACAAGTGACCAATTTTAATCTTTCCATACCATTGATCTTCTACGAAAAAATTAAAATCAACTTCATCGGGTGATTTACTATTTGCTCGTATAAAAATATCAGCTATTATCTTTCTGGCTTGTTTACCATCTTCTTCGGTAAACTCATCGGAAATATTAGGTGTAACAAAATAACGTTTTACATAATTTTTGATATATTTTTTACCTTTTCCATATAAATCTAGTGTTATATTGTGTAAGTCTTCTTCATCTAATTCCGCAGCACTATCCGGTGGATAATATTTAGGTTCGATATATTGACTATTATATCCTTTACCTAGGGGTATACTGGTACTATGTTCTACATAATAGTCAGGGAAACCAGAAAATTTACCGGAATTTTTAGGAAAAGAAACAGTTTCGAATTTTTCTCCAGGAATCCAGTCACCAATACCCGGAAATAAACTACCAGGATTTTTATAATAAAGAACCATAGCTCTGTCAACAGGTTGACGAATACTACTACGATTTTCATCTGCGGTATTTGGAACGTCGTCATAATATTCCCATTCAGCACTGATAGGCGCTCCAATATTGTGTAAAGGATCTACTGTTGCACGCCATAACAACATTGCTTGGTTATCTCTCCAATGAGGTACCTTTACATCTGGATCTGGCGAACTTCCTGGCGAACTTCCTGACGAACTTCCCGATGAACTAGAACCCGACGTTCGCGAACTAGAACGAGAACTTCCTCTAGAACTTCTTTCTTGGGCTTCCATTGATTTATTATTATATTATATACATATACTAAATATAATTTTTGTAATATAACAGTATAATAATATTTGTCAAGATAAAATATAAAAACTATAAGATATAGATATATATTATAGAAATCATCCATGACAACAAGTAAAGAATCAATTCAAGCAATAGCGGTATTCAATGATAAAAAGATAAAAGGAACAGTGAGGTTTACAGAGGAACCATCAAAGTCCCGTACTCGCATTGATGTAGATTTATATGGTCTAAAAACACTAGGACTTCACGGCTTTCACGTCCACGAGTATGGCGACATGAGCGACTCCTGTGACAGTATGTGCGCCCATTTTAACCCCTATAATAAAACACACGGATGTCCAGGTATGAAAGACCGTCATGTTGGCGACCTCGGGAACCTCAAGACGAATGCAAAGGGAGAAGCAAAGTATACGTTTTACGACGATGTTATTAGTCTACGTAAAAAGAAAACAAATATTATAGGTCGCGGACTAATTATCCATGCGGATGAAGATGACTGCGGGCAAGGCGGGAAGCCTGACAGTTTGATAACCGGACATGCTGGCAAGAGGATAGCGTGCGCTGTGATAGGGTACGCGTCTCCGCTTAAAAATTAACAAGTAAAAAATGAAACTATGCAGTCATGCTTTATCGTATGTAAAAGGACGGGTCAATAACACGTTTTGCACCATAGGTAAGTTTGTCGGTATCATATTCATTGATGCGTCTTTTTTCAAGTTCACCCTCACTGTTGCTAAAAACGATTGCCTTTATGTTTAATTTTTTCATTCGAAGAGTACAGTGAAAACATGGTGCCGATTCAGCCAAGTCTCCGCTTCGCGAACGCCGGACAATATAAAGAACCAGTTTTTGAACAACTTTTGGAGACAACTCTGTAATACAAAGCTTATGCAAAACATGTATTTCAGCATGAGCACTACAACATTTGCGAAAATGAAGCAAACCGTCCTTCGAATGACAACGAATATTGTTATAACCCTTTGCAAGAACTTTTCCGTTTAAAACGGCAATACATCCATGTTGCATAAGAAGAGTCGACTTGGATGCTTCTTCTAGAGCAATGCTTGCGAATCTCTGGTCTTTATTACTGATGTGTCGATGGGGATACACCTGCGTGGCGGGCAATTCTGCATCAGACGACGAATGCGAAGGACAGGTTTTAAATTTTTCGTGGATAGGAGAAGCGGTATTCTCTTCGGTTTTCTTATAGGAATACATTGTTATGGTGATGTGTATGTTTACGTCTATGGTTATGGTTATGGTTATATTTATCGTTGATATAGTTGTTACACTTTTTGTTATATCTTACACTATATAACAAAAAAATGTTCAATTTCTTTTTTAAATAATATATAAATGTTATTTAAAAATAAACCAAACCAAACCAAACCAAACCAAAAACTTCAACTAATCTTCTTGGAAGGAGTCTCATTTGAAATGAGGTAAATAGAGTTCTCTGTTACAATAATATACTCAGTCTCAACTTTGTAAATATTTGCAATAGGACTTGTGTACTCATCTTCACTTTTTACTAAAAGCTTTTCACCTGATTCGCGAACACCAATGATGATAGACTTATCAAGAGAAGCGGTCCAGTAATCCATCATAATGGGTTTATCCTGAACAATTGCTAATTTGCAGCTATGTTGCAAGCAAATATTAGATGGAAGACGGTAAGCTGACTCACCAGATTTTCCGCCAGAAGAAGAAGAAACTTGAGATTGACCTCCAGACTGCTGATTTTGATTCGCCGAACTCATATTATATAATTAACAAATTTAATAATCTTTAAATACTTATTAATAAAAAAACATATATTATTTAATTAAAACTAAGTTAAATAAAAATAAAAGTCAAATAAAAGTTTTACATAATTTTAATTATATTGACTTGTTTTTATATAAGTGAGCTAAATATCTTCAACGACGTTAATCACTTTGCGACGTAGTTTTATATTTTGTTTTTTGGGCTGAAGAGTATTCAAATGACTTCCTATTTCGTGGTATTCTTCTTCTAGTAATTTTTTAAGAAAGTCATATATACAGTGTAGTACAGGTTCGCCACATCGACCCACAATAAGTACGCTTCCTGTTCGAAAAATCATAAACGATATTTCACATGCTTTATGAATTTCATTTGCCGACGGATGTTGTCCAGTTTGGTGTTCTAGACCCGGAATATAATAAAACTTGCTTTGAATACCAGGATAAGAACACGCATCGTAATTGCTATTTATACGATACTTATATTTAAGAATATTATATAGTTTGTCACGGTTAATGAAGTAGCCACAGTTGAAGTTTGAGTTAATAAGAACAGTTTCACATTTATCGGGGATAAAGTCAATATTGGGACCCACAATGGGTTTTAGAATACTTATAAGAAGTCTTAAAACTTGAGCAAGCGACTCATCCGTTTGAATCCCCGGGATTTCAAGCTTACCTGTATTGAATACTTTGATATGCATTTCCTTGAAACCGTCGCCTGAATGGTCGCGTATTCGCATAATAAGAACAAAACAGTTGAAAAATGCGCGTTTTAGTTTACAACGATAGTTCAAAATATCCTTTTTACAAAGACCGACATTTATTTTGAGTTGAACTTTAAACTTGATTCTCCCCTCTGGATTATCAATATGTTCTATTTCTTGTTCTTGGTAATATTTTTCATTTTTTAACAACTCTCGTATTTCCTCCAATTCTTTCGGGTCCGTCGTAGAAACTTTAATCTGTTTTTTAATAATGCACTCTGTAGGTGTTGAATACTCTGAAATCGGAATACTCCAAAACACCTTTTTAATATCAATTGGTTGATTCAAATACGAGATTTTTGTTTTAGTTGATATGTATATGTTACTGCAAACAGGTTGTTGTGTTGGTTTACTTAGCGTCGCATCTGTTTCCATGCAAGTATCGTCAATCATGTCAACATTATCAACGTCATCATAATCAATACTATCTATTCCATCAATATCATCACCAATATCATCGTCACTATCGCCACCGCCACCGCCACCGCCATATTTTGCATTTCTAGTGTTTTTTTTTGGATGAACAGCACTTTCTACATTTTTCATGGATGATATATTTATTGATTTTTTTGATTTTTTTGAACCGGTCATAGACAAAGTACTCGTACTCGTACTCGTATTTAAAGCGTTATTCCTTGCATGATGCGTCTCAATAATTTCCGTATATGAAGTCATCGTCGAATCCATCGTTTTTTGATATGATTTAGTAACATTATTTTTAGCACTATTTTTTTCGTTTGACAGGATAATAGCACCTTGGGTTAAGAAACTCTCCCAGTCATCATCTACGCCTGACATAGTAACAAATTTTAAAAAGTTATGTGTCTCTATTTATTTCTATTATTTTCTTTAAGTTATTTCAATTATATATTTTATAAAAACAATATAAAGACCACTATGCGACAAACTATTGTGTGTTCTCTTGTGTAAAAAATATCTTTAACTTATAAATAATATAGTTTAAAAGGTGTTCTGTTTTACAATCTTGAACGTGCATAATATTTTCAATATTATATAAAAATTCATGTGTTATATTATAATTTCGTATGATATAATTCAAATAATTTTTTATTATATTTTTTGGTTCTATGTTGTAGTCTCTGCTTATTTTGTTGATTTTTTTTAGTATACACTCTGTTCTTTTACTTGATGTATTTTTTGTATTTTTTGTATTTTTTGTAGTTTTTGTAGTTTTTGTAGTTTTTGTAGTTTTTGTAGTTTTTTTTAAATATTTTGTTAACTGAACCCACAAATCATTTTTTATAATTTTACACTCATGGATAAGGTCCTGGTTTGACTGCATATAATTTATCATGCTTCTAATATCAGACATAAAATGTTTTTGGATTGATACTAATGTGTCGTCTTTAATTTTAAGATTTTCATTCAAGTTTATCTTTTGTAAAAACTTCAATATATCATTTTCCGGAAGTTGGTTAAATCGCATTCGTACAAATTCCGTTTGAAGGGATTCATCGATGCGACTAATATAGTTACAAATAAGACAAAACCGTACATTAAAATTATTGTTATAGTTATTCAATAAATACCGAAGCGCTATTTGCGCCGTCTTTGTCATATAGTCTACTTCATCCAAAATTACAAATTTCATACCATCTCCAAACAAAGACTTGGAATTTACAAAACTGTTTATTTGGTTTCGGATAATATCAATTCCCCTTTCATCAGAAGCATTCAAATGAATCATTAATCCCTTATTTTTAAGATTCATTTTTTCCTGATAAACATTTACCAAGTTAATAATCGTCGTCGTTTTCCCCGTACCTGGTGGACCATAAAATAGTAAGTTAGGAAAATAATTATTGTCTATTATATTTTTCAGTAGCGTTTTATTTAATGGGTCCAAAACAATATCCTCAAAACAGGATGGTCTATACTTCTCTACCCACGGCGTAGAGTTTTTGAAAAACTCACTACTATTTGTTCCGGTGCAATTTGTCTCTGTGCTATTTGTGTCTATACCACATGGACATTTTTTTGACAGTAACATATTTGAATTGTTATTATCATGTATAACATGTATATCTGAACTTATTATTACATTTTCTACTACGTCATATACACTATTTTTATCGATGTATGTGTACGTGTATGTGTTATCTTTGTCAATCTTTTTATAAAATGAATATAGTGTCTTACATCCATTATGATTGATATTAGTGTTATTATTATTAGTGTTGTTATTATTAGTGTTACTATTATTAGTGTTACTATTATTAGTGTTACTATTATTAGTGTTATTATTATTAGTGTTGTTACTATCGTTGGCATCGACTTCATCATATTCATCGCTGTCCTCAACATCGTCATCATCGTCACCGTCGACAACATCGATACAGTCTCTACTTTTTATAAGTTTCTTAGTTTTTAGTATACATGCCATATTTTTTAATTATGTTTATAGTTGTTTATTTTTTAGTTTTAATAAGTTTTTTTATAAATATAATTGAAACGGTATATTATATAAAAATGAACAATACAGATTTATCAAATAGTTCTTTGTTTATACCTGCCCCAAATACACAAAGTATAAAAATGAGTGCTTCTTCGTGCACATCTTCATCCAATAATGTAAATGTAAAAGTAAAGAATGAAGGATATTTAGAGTTAATTCTTGGTCCAATGTTTTCAGGTAAAACATCAACACTGAAAAAAATATATGACCAATGCATATACTGCAATATACCTATTATGGTTATTAATTATGAAGCCGACAATCGGTATTGTGATGCGTCGTTTATGTCAACACACGATAAAATCATGATTCCGTGTATCAAAGGAGTATCTATTTTAGAAATTTTGGAAAAAAACAAAGAAAAAGTAGATGAGTCAGAAGTTATCCTTATCAATGAAGGGCAGTTTTTTGAAGACATACATAGCGTAATTCATCTTGTCGAAGATTTGCACAAACGTGTATATATTTGCGGACTAGACGGCGACTTTAAGAAAAATAAAATTGGTTCCTTGCTCGACTTAATACCTCACTGTGACAATGTGTATAAACTTAAGTCGCTATGTAGCGAATGTCGCGACGGAAAGTCAGGGCTCTTCAGTTACAGAATTACTGATGAAACACAGCAAGTGGTAATAGGTGTAGAAAACTATAAACCGGTTTGTCGTGGTTGCTTTGAAAGACTGTCGAATGCTAAGAATTGAAATAAAACATATATTAAAACTATTTAAATTTGTCTTTTTAACTATTGTATATATCATTTAATATGGATTCTATCAATACCATTAACACTACAGGTAACTCTACAAATAATCATACTATTATGAATATAGACCAGAATAACAATAACAATAACAATAACAATAATCAAAATTTGACAAATACTGTAAATCAAGTGGTTGTTATTGAAAAGAAAAAAAGAGGAAGAAAAAAAACAATAAAGACAGATGTAGTAATACCTGCACTTGCACCTGCACCTGCACATGTACCCACAATCGTGACTGAAAAAAAAATAAGAAAACGAAGGTCTAAAAAGAACATTATTGGAGAAACCATACCAGAAGATGGTACAAATGTGAAAGTAGAAGCTGTTTTAGGTGTAAAAGTAAGAAAACGCAGAGTATGTAAGTCTAAAAAAACTGATTCAACAATAAATGCAAACAAGAATACAGATATAAACACAGATATAAACACAGATATAAATGTAATAATAGACACAAATAATCCTAATACACATGAATCTCACGTTGAAGAAAAAGTCGTTAAAAAAAGAGGTAGAAAACCAAAAGGTGGAAAAATTATTACACAAAAATTAGAAGAGAATAACAATAATAATGAAATACCTAACATTATTTTACATCTGAAATGCTCTCTTAGTGATATTAAAAACAAAAACAGCGATAAGTCAAGCGGTAATAATATAGAAGATAGTCAGATAGAAAGTTATAATAGTTCAACACAATTGAAAGGTAGTGATATTTTTATTAAAAATACACAACAACAAACAATGGAATCAAGAAATAGTTCCAACACTACAACATGTCTCCCCGCATATAATGATAGTATGTCGCATTTATTCAAAGTATATAGTCCGGATGTTTTGCCAACAGAATCAACAAACAGTGACATAAGTAATCATAATACTGCTTCATGTTTGCATCCTCCGTCCAATAGTGGTGTGTCGTGCTACTCAAATAATGAAATATTAAGTAATAGGACAGCAATGTTTAACGGCGTATATTCGCCCGAAATTAATTTATATAATACTGACTACGACGATGGTGATGAAGGAGACGGCACAACGGGTACATGTAAAAATGAAAAAGAAATATGGCGAAAAATAAATCAACTGAAAATTAGTTTTCACAAAAGCGATATATGTAAAAGTATTGGAGGGACACAACGCTCTGCATGTTTTTGGTGTACATGCGAGTTTGACTCTCCTGCTATTTATATCCCTAAAAGCTTAACAAAAGATGTATATAATGTATATGGATGCTTTTGTTCACCTGAGTGTTCGGCGGCTTTTCTTATGAATGAAAATATCGACACTTCTACGAAGTTTGAAAGATATCATCTATTGAATTTGTTATATGGTAAAATATATAAATACGAAAAAAGTATCAAAATTGCACCAAATCCTTTTTACCTTCTTAATAAATTTTATGGAAACCTCACAATACAAGAATATAGAAAATTATTTCAAAGTGACCAGATGATATATGTTGTAAACAAGCCTCTTACTCATATTTTACCTGAACTGTACGAAGATAATAATGACTTTCTTCTTAACAGTAAAATTATACCTACAAACTCTGTAAATATAAAAAAAAATAAACCACTAAAGAGTAATATTATTAATAATGCTTTTGGGATTACGGCGGGTGGTAAGTGATAGTTGTGATTATGACTTTATTCAAGGTATGGTTTCAAATATATATAATTAAAAATAATGACTGTTTGTATAGTCATTATTTAAGTTTTACTATAGAATTGTAATATATTTACTGTTGTGTTTCTTTTGATTTTTTCTGCCTTTCTAAAAATTCATTGTATCTTTTTGTCTCTTCTTGTCTTTTCATAAATTGAATAGAAGCGTTATCCATATACTCTCTAATGATTCCGTACCTTTTTTGATGAAGTGACTTTGAATTTTGCTCTCTTATACGCTCATCTTTTTTATCTGTAGCACCTAAAAACTCTTTTACTACAAGAGTAACGTTGCCTTTATGTTTTTCTAGACCAGCAGTAGCTTCTTCTCTTGTATATGTAGTTTGGTTCATGATAATTTCAATAAGTCTTTCATATTTTTGTTTTTGTAAATTATAGTAATATTCTTTTATTAAATCTTGTTGTTTTTTTCTTTCAGTATCACTTTCACTTAAAATTACATTTGATTCTTCAACGGTGTTATTTTCGATTGTATTTTCATTTACTTTTGTGTCTTTTTCATTTTCTGAATTTTCCATTAAATATATTTACTATATATTTATTTATTAAATATTTTTTAAATCATATTAAACGAATACCATTATTTATATATAACTAATCATATATCGTATTTCCTAAACATTCAAATGTCTGAAGTTAAGCTGGAAAATACATATACAGCGAGAGCGACAGATACATGTAAAAACATTAAAAATAAAAAAATAGATATTTCTCCTATATTAAAAGATGTTGAAAATTGTATACAAACGGGATTGGATAGTAAGTTGCAGTCTTTATTTGATGAATTTGAAATATATGAAAAAACTCATAATGAAGTTTTGAATTTGACAGTAGTAAAAAAATTAATGAATCATAGTAGTATGTTAACACGTATTGTTACAAATAATTTTTGTAAAAAAGAAGTTAAATGCGAAGAACCATATGACGGTAACATTAACATTAACATAGTAGATAAATCTTCCATTAACTCGGAAATAAATATTCTTAAACAAGAAATTATTCATTTAAAAGAAGAGTTGAGTATTTGTCGGAAAATAAATAGCGAAAAAGAACTGTCACAAATTAATCTTGAAATTAAAGAAAAAACATGTAACTGTATATGTACGTGTAAAAAAAATGAAGATACGAGTATTATTAGCAAAGTATCACTTGGAAAAAATAGTAAAAATATTATTTTACAAAAAAATCAAACAGAGGAATATTGTGTAAGTGAACTAGAGGAAGCTGAAGAAGAAGAAGCTGAGGAAGAAGCTGAGGAAGAAGAAGCTGAGGAAGAAGAAGCTGAGGAAGAAGAAGCTGAGGAAGAAGAAGCTGAAGAAGAAGAAGCTGAGGAAGAAGAAGCTGAGGAAGAAGAAGCTGAGGAAGAAGAAGCTGAAGAAGAAGAAGCTGAAGAAGAAGAAGCTGAGGAAGAAGAAGCTGAGGAAGAAGAAGCTGAGGAAGAAGAAGCTGAGGAAGAAGAAGCTGAAGAAGAAGAAGCTGAAGAAGAAGAAGCTGAGGAAGAAGAAGCTGAAGAAGAAGAAGCTGAGGAAGAAGAAGCTGAGGAAGAAGAAGCTGAAGAAGAAGAAGCTGAGGAAGAAGAAGCTGAGGAGGAAGAAGAAGCTGAGGAAGAAGAAGAAGTTAAGTTACCTACTTTTCCTACAAAAAGTGAAATAATTTATAATAATGCCAAAAATGATGAGGAAGAGGAAAAGGAAGAGGAAGAGGAACAAGAAGAAGAGGAAGAGGTAGAGGTAGAGGAACAAGAAGAAAAAGAGGAAGAGGAACAAGAAGTAGATGAAAATGATGTGGAAACGGAAACGGAAGAAGAGGAAAAAGAAAACGAAGGAGAAGGAGAGGAAGAGGAAGAGCTTTTCGAGGTAAAAATTAATGGTATAATATATGTAACAAACGACGATGAATATGGAGATATTTATTCATACATAAATGAGGAAGTGGGTGATAAAGTTGGAGAGTTTAAAGACAAAAATGCAATTATTTATAGTGGAAAAAATAAAGGAACGTATGATAGAACAAAATATAATTTTAATTTGTAATAAAATATAGACTAGTAATTATTTGTAAAACCAATATATTATGTTATATTTTTATAATATAATATAATATACAACAATTAAAAATAAAAATGGTTTTAGAAAATGTATGCGCACCGGCACTTTTATATTTAGCATTTTCAATTATTCAAATAGTTATTGATATGTATCGTGGAGATACGATACAAGCATTTTTAAAATTTATTGTTATGATAATATTTACAATAGTTCTTAACGCAATATGCAGTAGTGGTATGACAGTCATTTCATGGTTCATCGTTTTTATTCCTTTTATTTTAATGACATATGTTACAACCATTTTATTTTTTGTTTTTGGAATCGACCCATCAAAAATAACACAAGAGAATAAAAAGTGTGGAGAAACGCAGTTTGGTTGTTGTCCTGATGGTGTTACTCCAAAAGAGGATATAATAGGAAGAGCTTGTCCGCGTATGCGACTAGTGAATGAAGTTAATGTACGCGAACCTACTCCTTCAAATAATAAGGATACGCATTATTTATACCCACAAGGTAGAAGTTCGCGTGATTATTCGATTGGTGGAGGAAGCATGAGAAAATATAAAAAATATTTTGGAGATGTGAATAGAGACAAAAAATTTTACGATTATAAAAAAACAGGAAGTTATAGAGACATTTTAAGAAGCAATGTTACACCAAAAGCCATGGATAGCAAATCTTCTTACTGGAAGTCTAATTTGGGAAAATCTTATTGGGATGAACACAAAACAATGCAAAATAACATAGGTACTATTACAATACCCAATACTCCTATTTTACCGACTACTCCTATTTTACCGACTACTCCTGGTTCACCGACTACTCCTGGTTCACCGACTACTCCTATTTTACCGACTACTCCTGGTTCACCGACTACTCCTGGTTCACCGACTACTCCTGAACTACAAGATAATACAATAATTAATTTTTTCGTGTCATTATTAACTAAAATGTTGTCAAAAATAACATTAACCAGTGATCCTGCTCTTGGTGATCCTTTTCATGGTGATCCTGTCCCTGTTACTCCTCTCCCTGTTACTCCTGCACCGGTTTATGCACCTGCACCTGTCCCTGTTACTCCTCTCCCTGTTACTCCTGCACCTGTCCCTGCACCAGCACCTGCACCTGCACCTGTCCCTGCTTCTGTCCCTGCTTCTGTCCCTGCTCCTGTTCGTGTTACTGTCCCTGCTTCTGTCCCTGCTTCTGTCCCTGCTTCTGCCCCTGCTTCTGTCCCTGCTTCTGTTTCTGCAATTGCTCCTGCAATTGCTCCTGCAATTGCTCCTGCAATTGCTCCTGTTTATGAACCCACTGTTGTTTCTGCAATTGCTCCTGCAATTGCTCCTGCTCCTGTTCGTGTACGTGTATAAATACTGTTACCTTTATCATTGGTATTAGACATAATATACAATAGTTATACTTATTAGATAATAAAATACAATATAACTAAGATACAATATAATATTTATGTAAAAGATTTAAACATATATAAATATTATAATACACAATACAAATAGTATACCCACCGCCACAGAAATGAGAAATCATACTTATACGTTTACAGGAAATGAACGAATGGACGTTTCATTTTTTAACTACTTTAGCACAGTATCTTTGGGACTAATGTGTTATTCATTTTTTAATCCTAGATTTATTTTTAATGCGTCGATGTTTTTTGCATATGGATTTACTAGAACGTTGTTTAATGTATATAGTGTATACGATACATATATTTATACCCCATATAGAAAGTATATTAAGAAACCTCTCATGTATATTTTAAATATAGATAATGGTTTATATGAAATAGAAATAGTAAAAGATGGAGAAGTTATTCATAGGTTTAAAACAATGTCGGATTTTATCAAGTATAATACGATTGAGTTTGTTACTGAGGATGACATAGACTCAGGTTCTGGTACAGATTCAGATTCAGATTCAGATTCAGATTCGGATTCGGATTCTGGTTCTCAACAAGAAAACAAAGATAATTCGGTTTCATTGTCAACTATTCAAACAGATGTCAAAGTTGAAACAACCATAGATGCCGATCTTACAAACCAGGATGTTACTATTTCCAAAACCGAAGCTTCTACCAGTAATAGCGAAGGTGACGACGAAGGCGAAGGTGACGACGAAGGCGAAGGTGACGACGAAGGCGAAGGCGAAGGCGAAGGTGAAGATGATTATGGAGACGAAGATACCGAAGACTCAAATGATGATAACCTTATTTTAAAACCTAGCGAATATGATTTTGTTCTAAGAAATTTATACTTTGAAGTTGACGAAATCAGTAAACCATTTGGTTATTGTTTGAAATACGAAACCTTTCGCAAATCCGATATGAAAAAGACCACATACACATATGACGAGGTAAAGAATATGGTATCTAAACGAAGATTCATTGGAATACACCTTAAGACGGAAGATAAAGACTTTATTATTAACTTGACAAATCCTGTAAATTATTATCTCGTAAATAATACAATTTTAGATTACTCGTTTCTTAAAATGTATCTTTTTAACCGCCACAATTTTATTTTAGGAAATACTTATAAGTTGTCATGTATCGACAACTGTATTGAAATGTATACAATTGAACAAGGCAAGAAGTTTTTTGTCAAGACTGACTCATTTAAAGTGATTGATGATGAAACATATAAAGACCGGAATGAATATATTACTCCTACTGTTTCTAATGAAGAAGAAAATGATACATCCTTGCAAGAGAAAAGGGATAGTCTTACCGAAGGAGATATTGAAATTGTAGACTCTAACTATACCACACAATAAGTGATTGAATATTGAATAATAAATATTGAATAATAATATCGAATAATAATATCGAATAATAATATCGAATAATAAATAAAGTATATTATAAACCTATATAGAAATATATCTTTATAATATAACATAATGGTTGATAGTGATACTCATAATTCTCCTATTGTATTAAAAATGAATAGCGGCACGAATACATTAGACGAAAAATCCAGCGAATCCAATAATTTACATAAATTATCTGATACATGGATATTATGGGCACATCTTCCACACGACACAGACTGGAGTATTAAAAGCTACATTAAGATATGTTATTTTAATACTGTAGAAGAGACCATTTCCATTATTAATGTACTACCAGCAAAGTTGGTTACAAATTGTATGTTATTTATAATGCGCGAAGGTATAACCCCTACATGGGAAGACCAGCGCAATCGCAAGGGTGGCTGTTTCTCCTATAAAATCAGCAACAAAGATGTTTCGCAGGCATGGAAAGAACTTACTTATGTTTTAGTGGGCGAATCGATGGCGGATAACAAAAAAATCCTTCCTCTTATTAACGGTATAACAATTTCTCCGAAGAAGAACTTTTGTATTGTGAAAATATGGTTGGCAAGTTGCGAATTTAGAGACTCTAGTGTTATTAAAGAGTTACACGGAATATCATCTCATGGTTGTTTGTTTAAAGAGCATATGCCTGAGTACTAATATGTAAAATAAAAATATAAAAAGTGTGCAATAATATTATATCAATGCTTCAGATATTGATATAATAAGTGGTTAAAGTGGTTAAAGTGGTTAAAGTGGTGAAACTCGTGATAATATTTATTTATGAAGATGGCAGTGGTGAAAGTGCGAGCTTTACTTCTCCCAAACTTGCAACATAGTATTTAATAACCAAAGGCAAGTCGTTCTCCAGATACATTTCAATCTGGCTACACAGGTTGGTGCATTTGATAAAATAACTCAAGTTTTTAAGCGAGAATTCCCCTTGAATAATTTTACTCGTCGACTGTTTTTGAATGAATTTCATGCTCTCGTCCGACTCTACGCGCCGCACCTCCGCTGTAGCAAACTGCCCCGAACACTTGAAAATCAACTCATTCCCCACCGACTTAATCTCCAACTTCTCCGATAAATACGACAAGTCGCGAATAATCTTTTGGAAGTCCGCCGAAGGCAGGTTGATTACCGACGAAAATACAACGTTCGGCTCCTCCAACTCCTCCGAATCCGGCTCAATCAGTCGCAACTTTTGCGTCTTGCATTGTTTGATATCTCCATTCTCAAACTTAAGCCCCAGATGAGACACAATACCATCATTATAATCTTTCTTCTCAATATATATCGTCAATGTGTCATCATTGTCAATCGAATTAATAAGCTTGAACAAATGAAACATATTTACACCAATAATAATCTTTTCCTTCTCGCACTCGTACAACTCAAAATTCTCTGCAGCTAAATGCAAGTGAGCCAACATAGTATGCGACTTGTCCATATTAATAATACGAATCCCGTCCTTCTTAAATGTAATATTTGTCTCTAATAAAATATCCTTTAGCGCCGTCATTAGTGTCCTGAATGGCGCAATCTGAACCGTCTTGATTGTGAGAACATTATCTGGATTACTCATCCTTGGCTTATATATATATCTTATTTTAACATAAATCTTTAAATAGTTATGACTATTATTAAAAATATACAAAATAAAATATCATTTTAAACAATTAAACATATTATCTTTATTATATTTTTGTCTCATTTTTCTTTCCGGTCGGTGTAATTTATAATCATTACTTTTATGAGTAGGCATATATAATTGAATTATTTTTCATAAAATTGAAATGAAATACTTAAACAAATAACTATTACATTATTATACATAAATGAGCAATATGTTACAAAATACGAATAATACTCGTCTTTACGGTCTAAACACAACAAATTGTTGTAGTAAGGACCAAAGTTCAGAAAAGGTTGCGAATGCATTATTGCCAATTGTATATGGCATTTATTCGGAAAACAATGGATACCATATACCAGTTTGTAATAATATTGTACTTGATAGCATAAAAAACTGCTTTCCACCAGAAACCATATTTGATACAGAGAAGGCACATAGTCATCCTAATTTTATTAACCCACCCCCAAATGATATTTGTGCCACGCTTTCCGAAAGTTCTAATTACTATGAATCAAAAGTTGTTATGTATAAAGAAAAAAAAACAGAACTTATTCTTCGACAAGATTGCTACGCATTCAATTGCATTCAAAATATATTAATAAATAACCCTACAAAAACCTATAATGATACAAATAGTTTGTTGAGTGATGTGACGATTGTTGAACGACCATATATGTGGATGCTTATCTGGAAAAAAAACGATAGTATTATATACTTTGATTGTGTGGTATTTACTGATGTATCTGTAATTCGCATGATTAAAGATGCCAATACACCAAGGGCAAGAGAAGCACTAAAACTAATAGACGCTTCTCTGTCTGATTTTGCATTAAAAGGGTCAATGACTTATAAACTGAATAAATCTACTACTGTAGCGCATCAAAAAGTGTCTTTATTTCCGTTGCGTGATATAGACGCATTAAAGGTATATAAGTTTGAATTTCGTGTAAAATCTACAGACATTATTCTAAAAGATGTTCGTTCTGATACTAGTCTATGGCAGGAAATAGAAAAAAGTAGATTGATTGATAAAATTCGCTTACAGGATATTGAAATAAATCGTCTTAAGAAGTTGTGTGATGAGTTGCAATAATATTTGCTAATACTTCAGAAAATTTAGGTGGAACAGCGTTTCCAATAATTATTGCATTATTTTTATCCAGAAACTTGAAAGATGGTGGGAAAGTTTGTATCCTAGCAACCATATTCCAGTCTGGTGAAATTACAGAATCTCTTATTTTTATTGTATCGCCTTCGTGAAATTCATAAGCAGGTGGCATTTTACGAAGACACCCACGAACTGTTGGATATAACTCATCAATCGAGAATATACCACGTCTACTATAGTTACGAGGATGTCTATAAATATGTTCTTTACCATTTAATCCGATGTTAATGCCGGTCTTTTTGATATATTCGCGGATACTTTTGATTGGATTTTTTGCATTAATTAAAGGGGTATCAAATATCCCATCAATACCACCTAGTTTTCCAATAATAACAAGCCGTTTTCTTTCTTGTGGGATACAATAATCGGGCATATAAATTACATTTACCGAAAGCCCATATTTTGCTTCCTTTAGTTTCTTAATTATTTTATCATAAACAGACTTACCTATTGTCCTAATAGTTGGAACATTCTCCATCACAAAATACAGGGGTTTATATTTACAAATAATATCTATGTAGGTTTCTGTAAGATTTGCTCTATCTCCTAGCGTTTTATCACCAGCGATGCTAAAATCTTGGCAAGGCGGTCCTCCAATAATTATATCTGGGGAAAATCCCAAATTAAATTCATGTTTCAGTATATCTTTAACATCTAATTGTTCTGACTTGGAAGTAAAGTTCAAATTATAGGTTTCAACAGCATGCTTCATAGAATCATATGATTTCATAACATCAAACTCTTTAAGTTGATGAAATCCATAGTCAAGACCACCACAACCAGAAAACAAAGATAAGACCTTTAACCTATAAACAGGAATAACGTCTTTGGCATTTACTACTACATTTGTTTCATTACCCTCAATAGTTTGCGTATTTGATGTGGGTGGATTTTCAACAACTTTGTTTTTGCCGTTAATTAGTTCTATTAATTGTGATTTACTTTTTGAACTGCACTTTGTAGTACCCAATTCTTTACACTTTTCCAATAACTCTAATTTACTCATTTTTGATATATCCATTTGTTCGGCGATGTTAACTGTAATATTATTTTCTGTATTATTTGAAATCAATTTTTTGTTTAATTCAATGAATTTTTCTTCAACTGCCTTGTCTATTAATGCTTTTATCTTATCAGTTTGTATTTCGCAAGGGTTTTTACGAGTTAAGTGTTTATCGTAGTGTGATTTTTGAGAAAAGGTCTTAGCACATTTTTCGCAACTATATTTACCCATTTTAGTTATATATTTTAGTTATATATTTTAGTTATAGTATATTAGTATCTTATTTTTATACTGTTTAACTAAAAATAACTAAAATAGTTTTTCCTAAATAATATCCCGGACATAAATGTATATTATTTAATAATTAAAAATCGGCGTTTGAAATGTAAAAAGGTGTAATATTTTTTCTAATTATTTTATAACTGTTATCATTAAAAATAAAAACACTATGTTTTGTATTGGCTAAGCCTAACCAAAATTTATATAACTTTTTATTTTTATTTATAATACTGAAAACATTATCTACATCTTCTATATGTTGTGTACTACTTTTTACGGATTTATTACTAGGTTTATTTTTTGATTTAACACCTGGTTTAACATCTGATATCTTTAACCAGCGCTTTGTACCTTTTTTTAGTTTTAATTATTTTCCACATATTACCATCATTACCTTTCTTTTTGTTCCTTCGCTATATTTAACTGCACTATATGATTGACCTTTTTGTATTTATAATGTTTTAGACATTATATAAGTATATAGTTATTATATAAATATATAGTTATTATAAAGTTACATTATTTAATTATTAAAATTTTTATAAAATTTTTATAAAATTATATATTCCAAGTTTCTATCATTTTAGGTTGACGTAATTAAGAATAATAATTTATATATATATATATACAAATATCATATATAACATATGCCTACAACAAAAACCCCCACCACTGCTGCTACTATTACTACTACTCTCATGCCAGCATCATCACTAGCATCAAATACTGAACCTGTTACTATCAAAAATGGAACAAAAATTTATAAAAATGGTTTTTTTTATATTTCGGTAAAAGGAACTCCCGAAGAAAGGGGGTATGCACAAGGATTTTTAATCGCAGAACGAATCGTAAAATTTATAAGAACGTATGCATTTTTTCTTTGGACCGAATACGGAAGAGATATTACATTTTTTTCCAACATGATAAAAGACCTATTCGGTAAAATTGTTCAGTCACCTGAGTACAATGAGTATTATTTAGAAATGAAAAGTATCGCACGTGGCGTTGTAGATAAAGTATCAACATTTAGTACTCAACAAGAAAAAGACGCATATTTTTCTAAAGGAGCCATCGAAGGAACTAAAATCGTTTTGCCTGCTGACTCGCATTTAGAATATAGTAATTTGGCTTACAATAACACATCACCTGAAGAAAAAAGTAAATATACAAAAGATGGCAAAAAATTAATAGACATCGATGTTGATGTCATTTTTCTTTTAAACTGTGTTGTCACTGTTGGCTATGCATATTCCAAACTACCAGAAATTTTTAGTAGTAGTAAATCTTTCGAAACAACCACAACTTATAAAGAGTATGTTGGAGAGGTAAAACCATCAAATGGTTCGAAAAATATTACTCAAAATTTACTGAGTAATAGCAAGGGCACCGCCGAAGGAGGTGGTAGTGCCGACAGATGTAGTGCGTTTATGGCAGTAGGTAACACTTATACTACTGGCGGGGAAATTGTGTGCGCCCATATTACATTCGATAACTATATGATTGGGCAGTTCGATAATATTATTTTATATATCGACACGTCAACATCGACTACTTCAAAAAAACCATCCTATAATATACTTATGCAAACATTTGCCGGCGGTATTTTTAGCTCAACCGACTTTTTTGTTACGTCTGCAAACATTATCGGGACAGAAACGACAATTGGCGGGTTTCATGCTTTTGAGTTACATGCACCCGCGTGTGTTCGTTCCCGTAAAGCAATGCAATATTCCGGAACATTGGATGACTATATTACATATCTAAGAAAAGACAATTCAGGTGACTATGCGAACACATGGTATATCGGTCATACAAAAAGCAAAGACCCAGATACAGGTGAAATACGCCCCGAAATTATGCGAATTGAACTGGGACTTAAATACGTAAATGTCGAAAAAAAGACGGACGGTTACTTTATTGGCTTCAATGCATGTTATGACGCACGTATTCGTAACCTTGAATGTAGCAATGACGGCTTTTTTGATATACGTCGCCACTCTGGAGCACGACGTGTCACACTAAATGAAAAAATAAAAGAACACACAGAAGGTGAGAAGCGATTATCTGTTGCAGAAGCACAGCTCATCATTTCTGACCACTACGACTTATACTTGGGGGTGGATAACCCGTGTTCGCGTAGTATATGCGCGCATTACGACCTCGATAAACGCGAATATATGTCGCAAGAAAATAGACCAAAACCGTACCAACCCAAGGGTGCTGTCGATGCGAAGATAGGTACTAGTAGCATGTGTGATAAAATGCAGTTTATGGCGCGATGGGGGAATGCGTGCGGAACCGATTTCAGAAAAGACGATTTTTGCGATCTTCGGCGTGAATGGGAATACCAGCGTGTATTCTTGGAGGATAGGTTAAAACAACCCTGGGTGGTTTGTAGCGAAGTCAATATAACTAAGCAAGGATACGATATGAGTAATGCAATAAAGGAATATGCATCGATTAGTTCTGCTACTTTGGTTCCTGCTTCTCTTGAAACGCGCGTGCCTGTGCCTCCGCCTGTCCCTGTGCCTCCTGTGGGGTCTCCTGCTTCAATAGCGAAACCAACAGCAGGCGGAACACATGATAACGACAAGGAGTTAAAAGAATTTAATAAAATGTTTAAAAAACAAAATAGAAAAAGTTATAAGTCAAAGAATTCCAATACACGAAGGAATAAAAAGAATGATAAATAGAATGATAAATAGAATGATAAATAGAATGATAAATAATATAATATAATATATTAAACGTTTTACTATATTATATACATTATATACATTATATACATTATATACATTATACATACGTTACTATACATACACCACGATGCACCCATTCGCGCCACTACAACCACAAGATAAATCTTCACACTCGCCCAACCTCGGACCCAAACTTGATCCGACCACAGAATGCGAAGAATTATTGACGATTGTCCGCGACTTATACCACAAGTATTGCGACGACGATTATACACGCACAGCATTAGTCTCTCAAATAAAGAATACACTCCCCGCTCTTTTACAGCAAAAATGTGACGTTCGAATCCAGCGCGAAGAGCGCCGCAAAACCCTCGAAGAAACATCCGAAGAATTTATTCGCGAATTCATCAATAGTTCGTCGTACTATTATAACCAAAATATCGACCTCTTCTTCGTCTACCATAACAACACATATAAAATAATAAACGAGGACGAAATCGAGCATGATATTCGCACTACAATTACCGACCAACAAAATGTCGAGTTGTCTACATGGAAGTATAAAATTAAAAACCAGATTATTAAAAAAATAAAGGAACGCGACCTTCTCACATCTATTCCCGAATCTGAAACAATTCAGCGCGTATTAAATGCGCTAACTCCTTTCGTATTTAAAAATAAAGATAGCGCGAAATATTTTCTCACCATTATTGGCGATATTTTGCTGAAGAAAAATAGTCATACGTATTTTATTTCGACCAAGGCGAAACACTTTATTGGCGAACTCGGCGAAGAAAGTTATGCTCTATTTGGCACGTCAAATATGATGAATCATTTCAAATTTAAGTTTTACGAGCATAAATACGAAGAGTGTCGAATCGTAGACATGGTCGAGAATGTCATTTCGTTTCCTTTTTATACACACAATGAGGGTCTGAAGCATGCGAATGGTGGAGGGCTGGGTATGGGTCACTCCTTGTCTTCTTCTTCGCTTTCAAGTCTCGTTGGTTGTAGTGGAATCTCTACGCCGAAAACGCCGACAACGCCGGGACACGGACACAGCATCGGTCATTCACATGCAGCACACACGGCAAATATTATCCAAAAACAAAGCATGCTGGATTTGTTTTGTGTAGCAGCGCATTATTCGTCGCGGTTTAGTAGTGCCGACTTATTTATCGAAAAAATGTGCAAAGACCCGACCGTAATCGAACACGCCTTTTATTTGAAAAATACAACCGACGACGACATTCTCTCGCGGTTTATTTTGTCCACGACGGAGCCATGCAAGGGTGTCCATATTACTTGGAAAAATATGCTTTACCTTTGGAAAATCTTTATCGAAGAAGAGAAAATCCCTAATGTTTTTTTCACGAGTGTTCTTAAAAAACATCTGATGAAGCGGCTCGAATATTCGTGCGAACCTGTGAATGTGGGCGACGGTGGTGTGGGTGTGGGTGGTGTGGGTAGGATGGGAGGGCTGGATATGGGAGGCACGGGAAGCACAGGAAGCACAGGAGATGTAGGAGCGGGAGAAATGGTGGAAGTAAGCGCAGAGGTACAGGAGAATAGAGAGATGTTTTTAAATATTACGAGCAAACATTTGCCACTTGTAGGGAAGTTCATCTCATTTTGGAATGAAAATATTAGATGCAACCATACGGAAATCGAGCTAGAAATAGATGAACTGTCGACACTATTTTTGAATCATGGAAATGTGTATCATGGAAACCAGAAAAATATCCAGACAATTACGGAGCAGACGATTTTAGGATTCATTCGCCACTTTTTGCCGGATATTTGCATTGAAGAAGATAAATACCTGATGAATATTGGGTGCAAACTATGGGACAAGAAACAGGAAATATTGACGGGGGTTGAGGAATTTAAAAGGGCGAATTTAGGGGGAAGCGGTGGCAGTAGCAGTAGTACAAATGCTAATTTAGGAAAGGGTAAGGGTAAGAATAAGGATGGTGTCAAGGATGGAGTCAAGGATGTAAATGCAGTTGTTAGTAAGAAAGATTGTGATACTGTAGATGTGTCGGTGTTGGTGTCGGTGTCGGCTGCATCACCAGCTTCATCGTCATTTCCTGTTCATACGATATATGACTTTTACTGTAAATGGGGATACAAACATAATAAGATGGTGGTAAGTAAACGGTACTTTGAGAAATTCTTTGTTGATAATTATGGGGATAATTTAACAGAAAAAAATGGAACACTTTGGTGGAGTTACTAGAATTACTAATTTAAAGATAAAAATGTTATTATATAATATATTCTATTTATAATATATCCTATAATAAAGTATTGGGG